ATTTCTCCTTAGGAGAGGAAAGACTCCTTTGTCGGAAAACCTTCCTACGGAGTTATTTGCGTAACTTTGAAGTTATCAGATCTACAACTGAGTCAGATAATTAGTCTACTTGCAAGAGGTGAGATCAGGCACCTCCACTTTCTACTAAGCATCCTTGCTAAAGGGAGCTTGACACATACACAACTACTCATTGAGCTAACATTTACGTTATTTATTTTACATTTCTCCTTAGGAGAGGAAAGACTCCTTTGTCGGAAAACCTTCCTACGGAGTTATTTGCGTAACTTTGAAGTTATCAGATCTACAACTGAGTCAGATAATTTGGTATCTAATTTACTTTTCCCACACGTACAGTTGCTCCAATTTTTGAAGCACTTACCACACAGGTCGATAGGCTCATCTACTTTTACAACACCAGAACTAGTTGCCTTTGCAGGCCCCCATGTTTCAGTGTTTGTATTTCGACAATGCCAATCATCTTTAGATTCCTCAGTATCCCACCCATTTTTATCTGCCAGCAACTTCCGCAATTGATTCTCCAAAATAGCAACACGATCCTCAGTCTTTTGCTCTTTCATTGCAAGAGTAACAATTCCCGAAGGAACCTGTACCACTACCATATCCGCAGTCGCTGCACCAACAATAGTTGGGGACGCAGAATAAGTAACAACACAAGAACCTCCAGTAACATTAACCCATTGACCAGCAGCCCACGTTGTACCACCACTACCAGCACCAAAGCCAGTAACAGTGTCAGCATTCCATACCTGTAATAAAGATCCACCTGTTCCCGCAGAAATCGTAGACGCATCCGTCCAAGACGTTGCTCCATATCCAACAAACAAACACAGAAACGTCCCATTCACTGGGATAGTAAAAGCGTTTGCTGTAAAAGTTAGAGCCAACGTAGATTGACTTCGTTGTACAGGTGTTCCAAAACGACTAGTAGTTGACACTGGTGTGAACGCATACTTAGCTGCAATAATATTTTGACCAAGAGGAACTTGTTGTTTTGGTCGAATCATGGTAAATCCATATTCAACATAAAGTTCTCCTAATGTTGATGTGCCATCTACAGTAGCACACGCCGCAAACTGAAAATTTCCAGGATCATAGAACTTTCCTGCCCCTGTAACTGGAGTTTCAGAATTTGCAGATGAATAAACAAAGTAGTTATTCAAGGGAAGATCACTAGTACCTCCAATTTTTCGTTTCTTTCTCTTTTCAATCACATCATGTATTACATGCGGAGTAAAAGGGGGAAACGGATCAGAGCCCTCATAGTTTTCCATCTGATTTTTTGTCGTAAAGTTAGCATCGTCTGGATCAAATGACGTAGTCATAATCAACCGACCAGAACCAACTGCCGAACCAGAAGCTGTATACGCTTGAGTAACAAAATGAAATCGCAAGCGATTTATTCTATACTGCTCATACGTTGCAGCTATCTGACTAAAAATCGGAAAGAGAACCGTATTTCCAGGATTTAAATAGTAGGATTGAATCAAACTAAAAGCACTTGTGCTTCCAATTATATCAACAACCTTTTCCATTCGTATTTGGAAAGTATCTTCTATCGTAGAACTATTTTGCATAACCATAGACTTATTTATCCCATCCGAAACAGGAACCATAGCCCATGGACTACCACTGCCCGCATTCTTTTTAGCTCGTTTGCGTGCTTTCTTTGCTCGAGCCTTTGGATTCGCTCCACCACCGAAACCTGCTGGTAATTGATTCATCAGCTGTAATTTCATCTGTTGGAACTTGGTCAAAGGACCAATGGGTCGCGCAGCTTTTGCTGCCGCCCGAAGGAGTGTTTTTGCTTTTTTCGCTTTTGATTTTGCCATTTCTTAGAAAAAGTGTTTTTGCTCACAACTTTTTCAGGGTCGCGATCCCTGTGCGCGTTACAAAGAAATTGACTCATCATCAGCTAGGAGCTCCCTTAAAGTCTCCAACTTGCACTTTGCAAGAGTATCACTTTCGCGACCACTGTAAAGCATCTCAATTTCATTGTCAGAAAAATACAAGGCACGAATCACAGACCACTTAAGGCCTTTAGTTTCCCCTTCTAATTCCGAAATAAAATTTTGCTCTAAATAACATATATATGCATTAATTAGCTCTCGTACCTGAACATCCCAAAAGGATTCAATCCGGAGAGCACATGCTCGCAAATAATGCCACCGTAAGTCACTACTTGATGACGCATAAAGCATCGAACACAGAACCTTTTCTGCATCTGGACGAGGATAATATCTCCCTGACTCGCTATCAATTTGGAATGAATGCGATAGAAATGAGACATCAGCCAACTTACGCTCCTCTTCACAAGGAGTGTTAGTAACAACACCTAGTTCGTTCCAGCACAGTTTAACACACGCAGGTTTGGCAAGTTCTCGCCCGATCTCATCCACGGTGTAAGTGTTATCGTCTCCATTATAAACGGGGACGCAATGTAAATTGAAGTGTTCATAACTAGTTTTAACATTTAGTCTTTTTGCGTTCCACAACCACGAGTAGTTGAAAAGAACGTCTAGGATTAACGTATTGTCATTAATGGTGTTCGTTGATCCTGATGGGTTCCCCGTGCTTTTCCAACATAGGTCCCCATTCTCAACAACTACTAAACTAAAAACAATCTGGCTATAAACATTGCGGACTCGATTCCACAATATGGTTTTTTCTTCAGTTGACATTTGTGATTTGTCAATAGAGTCATACCGAAATTTTGCAATAAAGCAAAACAAGCGAACAAATAAAGATGCATCGTATGAGGATTCAT